TCTTGTTGTATGCATTCTATTTCTTTTTCTTTAAGAGCATATTTTTGATAAATCAGTGCATCCTCTACAATTGTGCGATGGTCATCTTTGATTTGTTGAACCCGGCGTTCGGTCTCCTTTCGTTTTTTATTCACCAATTTTGGCAATTGAGTCATCAAATCGTTATATTCGTCACATATGGACTGTGGTGTTTTAAAAAAAGACGAACTTTGGCGAATTTTACACTGGTCCAAACTCAAACACAAAGACAATAATTTAGATGTATTTGCGATTATACATTGTTCAATTTCACCTTGAATCATACTTTTTTCGATAAATGTTACAATTTCATCAATCGTTGAACAATTTTTCAAAAGATTCATCACGAATGGAATTGAAATATACAATTTAGTTTGTAATAATTGCGGTTTACCTCCCAACATCGTCTTATATTCAAGTTGTGTGGGTGTATCAAATAAATTATTACAATGAACCACATGGCCAATAGTATCAATACCACGACGACCTGCTCGACCCGCTGACTGAGTATATTCATGTGGTAACAGAAAGCGTTGTTCGTTGCCATCAAATTTGGTCAAGGAAGAAAAAACGGCAGTTCGAATGGGACATGACAGACCCACTGCAAACGATTCAGTTGCAAACAATACCTTGATATATTTTTTAGAAATCATGAGTTCCACGATCTCACGCAGGATAGGTATCATTCCAGAATGATGTATTCCAATCCCCTTTTCCAAAAGTGATACTACAATATGATACTCGGGTAAATTCATATATTCTTGGTAATTGGGAAGTTTGCGAATGATTTGGTCGCATTCTCGTTTTACAATGTATGGGATTTTCGAATCGTCCTCTAATAAATTGGCTGTGATTTCTTTGGCAAATAATTCCACATTTTTACGCGAAAATACGAAAACAATGGCGGGTAACATATCATTTTCCTTCAAAAAATAACATAATTGGTTCAATACGTGGTTGCGTTTAACAGAGACATCGAAACTTTCAAACATTTGTTTCATGTTTTTTATTTTTAGATAGGAATCCGTTTGAAATTGCCCGTGTTCGTCCTGAAGTTTGATCGGACAATTCGTGGTATCCTTGATTTGCTTTTGGACGGATTTGTCCTTGACTTTTTTGAAGATCATTTCTGTAGTAGTAAGAAATCCATAATGTGTAAGTGGTACCACGCGTTTATTCGTACTACATAAATATACCTTTTTATCATATCCTCTCTCACACCAATTCGCAAATTTCTCTGGTGAATCAATTGTAGCTGAAAGCATCACCATTTGGATGTGGTGCGGTAGCATCAGGATGGTTTTTTCCCATACTGATCCACGCTCAGTATCATTTATGTAGTGAATTTCGTCCATAATAACACAAGCTAATTCGACGTGAATGTCAATCTGAAATGCTGCTGCCGCACTTTTGACATCTTTGACATCTTTGACATCTTTGACTTCTTCTCCCTCCATAAATAAATAATTCATCAAAATTTCCGCAGTCATGATCAAGACATCGGCTGTCGGATTGATTTTAATATCTCCAGTAATAAGACCAAAAGAAATATTAGGATATTTTTGTGTGAATTCATAATATTTTTGATTAGAAAGCGCTTTAATCGGCGAAGTATAAATAACCTTTTTCCCTTGACCAACAAAATATTCAATAGCAAATTCTGCAGGTAGTGTTTTTCCACTTCCGGTGTGTGCGGTTACTAGTACATGATTTCCGTCAACGATGGATTCAATCGCATATTTTTGAAAATCCGAGAGTGGGAAATCAAATTGTTCAAAATAACTCTGATATTGTTCGTTCTTATCATAGGCTTTATCGCAAATAACCACCATATCTTTACATATATATTGTAGTCAAATATTTATATACTTTGAATAAAATATAAATAATTGTCGTATATATTCAATAATGAAATTTAAAATGAATTTACAAAAACAAGCAAACGACAAATACAATGAAGATAAACCCATACTACCTGTACCAAATACAACGAAAGCAACAGGAGGAAGATTATGTAACAATATCATACGCAACATTGTTTGTGATGCCCTCGCTAAAAAACACAACTTAAAATATGAATATGATTTTCACGAAAAAATGACAGAACTTGGTATTGAACTGTATACAGAGGGAACCAATATGTATCAAGAAACTGTTAAAATAAAAGACAATGATTTTTTCAAATTATTAGAACAGGACAATCTTACCACCAATTTAAATGTGCATGATGTCTATTTTCAGAATCAAGACATTGCTGATTTTATACGAAATTATTTGTATGAGAATCCCCAAAAAAACAAGATCATTGACAAAAATATTTACAGACATAGATACGAAAATAACGAGGATATTTTCGTACACATCAGATTAGATGATGCAGCAAAACACAATCCTGGTTACGAATATTATGATAAGGTACTAAGCTATTTGAAATTTAATCAAGGATTTATTTCTAGCGACAGCATCGATCATACAATATGTAAACAACTCATTGAAAAACATGGATTGATGCCCGTTAAAACCAATGATGTTCATACTATCATGTTTGCGAGTACATGTAAATATCTTTTGTTATCTTCGGGTACTTACAGTTGGTTTATGGGAGTAATTGGATGGTATTCCACAGTATATTATCCGAATCCAATACCGGACTGGCACGGTGCCATTTTTGGATTCAAAGATTGGTACAAAATAAATATAAACTCTGAATAAATTTTATCATCACTATAATATATATTACAATGAATTATTACAATAATATAAATTTTAACGATTCTGGAGTTATTACCGAAAATTTATATAGAGGTCAAAACGACAGAATTGACGAATTAAATACCAGAATTTATGATCGTTTTGTGCCCGACGCTGAACTCCAGCCCAATTTTGATCCCCGACCCGTCTCCACAAAATACGCCCTTTATCCCATTCTGGACCGCCGAGCGCCAGTAACCGTACCATTACAATCTTATTTAGATTATTATCCAGAAGTTATTTTCAAACCAGGTGATGCAAGAGGGCCTGTTTCGGGGTATTTTAACAATGTTGAAGTGGAATCTGATTTAAGAAATCAAAATACCATTCTTGACAATGATTTAGGTAAAAAATACATACCATCTGTCAAGAGTGACCTCTACAATGTAACCGTTACATCGAAAAACAATGTGGTACAACCCTTTCCTCGATTATTTACCATGGAACATATTGATGGTCCTTCTCAACAAAGCGCATTGCCTGAGAACATCGGTGCGGATATGTTCAATAATCACACTCGTACCCAATTGCGAACATTATCATAATTTTTGTTTGTTCTATAAAATTAATCTATTCTAATTTTATAGATGATTTTTACATATAAAAATAAATGGTTCATATTATTATTTATTTTATCAATATTTGTGTTAGTTTTCCATTTTTTTAAACAATTTCAGGTCAATACCAAATACGAAGGTTTTACACAAACATCACCTTTTTCTCTGAAACTCAACAATGATATTTATGATTCTTATTATGCCGAAATATATGACGATATTTACAAACCAGAACTCAGAGTCGCATATGAATATAAATCAATCATTGATATGACACATCCTACACCAGAAAATAGTGTATTTTTAGATGTTGGTTCTGGAACGGGCACTTTAGTGAACAAATTGACCGAGAATGGATATCAAGCCTACGGTATTGATGCATCCCAAGCCATGGTAGATATTTCTCAAAGAAAATTCCCCAAAATCGAAACTAAATGTGGTAGCACGCAGGATTCCATGGTTTACAATAAAAATACTTTTACACATATTACTTGTGTTGATTTTACCGTATATCACATGTTGGATAAGATGTCTTTTTTCCGAAACTGTTATCAATGGCTCATGCCCAATGGTTATTTGGTCGTGCATTTGGTTGATAAGTACAAATATAATCCGATTGTTCCGGTCGCCAACCCTATACTTTTTGACAATCCACAAAAATACGTGAATCAGCGTATCACAGATTCTGCTGTTGATTTTATTGGATTTCAATACAAGAATTCATGTAATTTCAAAAACGACGGTAGTGAAGTGGTTGTAAAAGAAACTTTCAAAGACTCGAACAGTGGTAACATCCGTCAAAATGAATTGACGCTTTTTATGGATGAATTGAAAAATATTGTTTTTATGATTCAACGATGTGGATTCATCGCTCATGGAATGGTGCAAATGAAGAATGATGAACATCAATATATTTATGTGTTTGAAAAACAATTGTAAATAATTTACGAAGAAAACAACAATCCATTTTTATAATATCGATATGTTGGGACAAAGTCATCGACACGACGCACAAAAATCTCCACACGCCAATTTGGAAATGTTTTTGAAGCCTCAATAGCTTTTTCTTCCGTCAGATAAATAATTATATCTTCCCAACTATCTACACCAGCTATGAGAACATACATCTTATCCATTATATTATGTAAAATTTTGATTTTATATAATTTTTATCGAACATATTTTCCGACACGAGTAAAAGAATCCACAGTAAAAATTACAAATACACCCAAGAAAACATATAATATGAATTCCTCGGTAATATTGGCGGTTTTTTCGTTATGTTGATCCTCTAACAAATGAATCATATAATTGATTTTTTCAATCATCTTATTATCGTGTCCCCCTACACCCATATTAGCATAATACGGTCTTGATTTATTATTTTGTTGTGACTGAAATACAGGAGGTGCTTCATAAGTTTGTTGGTAGTTGCTCAAATAATTTATGTCCATATCGTTAGCCATATATTGTGAATTACCTTGTGTTCTCTGTAAAGTCTGTGGTAAAAGTTCAGAAGGATTTAAATTTCGTCTTAATTCATATTTGTTAGCATCATTAGATACCAATTTTCGTTCCGTGGAAATATCAGGTTTATTGGTTAATGGAACAAAATCGGCTAATTTATTACCATCATTATCAATAGAAGTAATTTTATTCAATATTTCGTTTACTTTATCTGATTTTTCCTCTTGAGAAGCCTGTGTTTCTTCAATAGAAATTGGCGTATTTTTTTGTAAATTTTGAAAATTTTCAGACTGGGAAATATATTCTTCAGGTTCAGAAATTGTTGACTCATTATATGGTCTTAATTTAACAGTACCCCGACGCATTGTTGGTTGTCGTTTTTTAGTTTGATTTTGTATATTGTCATTTGTCCATAATGAAGCAGTCGATGCTAAAGACATTAGGAATTTTATATAAACTTTATCTTAAAAAATCCAGAGATATTTATTTATCT